AAGATAGTTTAAATGCACAATATGAAATAGCAAAAAGTGATAACAAATATCAAAGTGTATATGTTGTATTAGATGAAGAACAAGAGTTAATTGAAGAAATAGAAAGATTAAATAATATCATAAATAGTTTAGAAGAAACATTAAACAAACTGATTAAAGAACAATTAGAACAATATCACAAAAGAGAAGAAAACTGGGAGGAAAGAAGAAATATAAGTAATACTTGGCTTACTTCAAGAGATTGTTATTATTCAATTTTAAAATATTTACAGGAACTCAAAGGAGTTGATAAAGAGTGAATAAACCAAATAAAACTGAATTAGAATACTTCATAAGATATTCATTAGATAGTGATAAATATAAAAGATATATGGAATTATATGATGAAATAGAAAGATTAAAAGAAATGAAACTACATACTGAAAAGTATGCTAGTGAAATGGAAGATAAATATATATTAGAAAAAAGTAAAAATGATAAAGCAGTAGAATATATAGAAGAAGATATAAAAGGGAATTATTTTAAAAGGTATGATGATGAAGTATATAAAATGTGTGAAGATTTATTAGATATACTCAAAGGAGTTGATAAAGAGTGAGTGCTGAAGAAAAAGATGAAATAGAAAAACTAAAAAAACAAAGCAGAAAACTAAAAGCAACATTAAGATTAATCAGAAAATATTGCATTTTTAGTTTTGACTTAAATGGTATTGAAGATGATAAAGCAGATGAATTGATGGAAGACTTAGATGATGTGTTTTGGCTTATTAACTTATCGTTAGGAGATGATAAAGAATGAAAGTAGAAGATTTAACAAAAGAAGAATATAACTTGATAGAAGAATTAATGAAAGAAGAAAGATATGAAAAATTAATGAAACATTTAATGGAAATAGAAGTTAATTATCATATCACACAAACTACATTAAATAATATAAAAAAATATGTAGATGATAGTATTAATCTTGCTAATATAATGCAAAGGAGTGATAAAGAGTGAATATATTTATAGATAATAATGATTTAGAAGAACAATATGGTGAACAAAAATATAAAGAATATTTGGAAAAAGAAAATAAACAAATGAAACAAGATATAACAACTATGAATAAAGAAATGGAAAGATTAAACAAAGAAAATACAATATTGAGGCAAAACTCACAATATTTAGTTAAACAAAAAGATGAATTAGAAGAAGTAATAAATAAAGCAATAGAATATATAGAACAACACAATGATTATTTTTTATTAAAAAGAGAAGTTAAAGATCTATTATCCATACTCAAAGAAGGTGAAAAATAGTGAATCACTATAAGGTAGTAAAAGATTATACAAAAGAAAGTTATAAAAAAGCAATATGTGAAGCGTGTGATGATATTAAAAATAGACTAGATGATATTTTGTGCGATTTTGAAAAACAAGTAAAAAACATATCTATTACTATAAAAGTTGGAGTTGGTGAAGTGTCTGTTTTAAATATAGTGAAAGAAGTAGCAGTACAAGGAGATGATAAAGAGTGAATGAATTATTAGAATATGCAAAAGAAAAAGGAATTGTATTATTAGGCAATTACAAAATCGAATATAAAGGAATAAAAATGGATACTGCTAATGGTAAAACTGAAAGTTGGACTATAACAAAAAGAAATTTACCTTTATTTGAAGAAGGAGTTGATAAAGAATAATGTATGAAGTATTAATTAAACTATACTATGAATTACAATATAGAGAATTTACTATTGAAGAATTAACTGAAATAAAAGAAATATTGCAACAATTTAATGGTAAGACAGAAGAAGTAAAAATTAAAAGATTAAAGAAAGATAATGAAGTAAAAAAATAATTGTTTTAAGTTAAAATTAATGTTATAATTAACGTATAAGGGAAACATATAAAAAAAACAGCTAATTGCATGATTAAAATATAAACACCGCTTTAAGTCCATCAATGTTTCCCTTTTCAATATACAGGTGATAATATGGAGTATATTTTAAAATTATTAAGACCTTACAATGTAGATTATAATAGACACATCAAGATACTTACTATACAAAAACCAATAGAAGTATCTTTATTTATATATGTTAAGGATCTATTATATCCATATATTCAAACTAAAGTTGTTAAAGACATTAGAGTTGAAACTATTAAAGGTGAATATGAAAGAAGATTTTAGTGATTGTCGTATATTAGATGAGATCCTTACATTTTATACTTATGTTGACTTCTGTAATAAATCTAATCTTATCAAATCTAAATATCAAAAATTAAATGATACTCAAAAAATGTTCTATCATTATTACATTTATGCCAATCAACACATGACACAAACTTATAAAGATAGAATACAAGAGTTCTTAAATGATGATTGTACTAAAGATGAACTAGATAATATTATTAAGTTTTACAAACCTAGATAGATATACTTTTTGTCTATCTTTTTTTATTGTGTTAAAATTTAAGGTGTAAGTAGGTGCATTATGAATATTAGAAGAATGGTTGATTTATTATTACAAAAGTTATCCATAAAACATAAAGTATATTATATGGAACGTCGTTATTATAATAATGCCAAAGTATCAAAATCTTATTTATTAAATATTGATGGTGATACCATGACTTTTGGAAGTCTTATTGAAGTATTGACCTATTTAAAGCAAAGGAAGTGATGTAATTGACTAAAAGGAAATTTACTAAACTTACTGACAAAGAAAGAAAACAAATTGTTGCTGATTATATTGAATGTGGCAATTATAGTGAAGTTGCCAGAAAATGGAACAAAGCAGATAATACTATTAGACGTATAGTTAATGGTGATAAAAATTTTGCGAAAAAAGTCGAACAAAAAAGTGAAGAAAATACCAAAGACATAATAGAATATATGGATAGCAAAAAGAGTGATACACAAAGGGTATTAACAAAATTGCTACATGGTATTGAAGTCAAAGCAGATGAATTGGACATGTTGACCGATATAAAAGGTTTAGCAACAGCGTATGGTATTATATTAGATAAACAATTAAAGATACTTGAATTACAACGTGGCGTGGGAAGTAGTGACCAATTATCTAAAGTTGAAGAATTACTTACTAAATTAGATGAAGAGGCCAAAAGATGATATTAAGTGAAAAGCAAAAAGAATTTATGCGTAACTGTCATCATAGATTTAATATCAAAGTTGGTGCAAGACGTTGTGGTAAGACTTATTTAGATGATTTATGGACAATACCAAAAAGGATCATGGAACGTAAAGGTTTAGATGGTTTAATATGTATATTTGGTGTATCTAAAGGAACAATAGAACGTAACGTATTACAACCATTAAGACAAATATATGGACGTGATTTAGTTGGTACAATAGGATCTAATAACACCGCTAGATTATTTGGTGAAGAAGTTTGGTGTTTAGGTTGTGAAAAAGTAAATCAAGTATCTAAAATACAAGGAACATCAATCAAATATGCTTATGGTGATGAAGTTGCAAAATGGAACCAAGAAGTATTTGTCATGATACAAGCGTCACTAGATAAGGATTATAGTTGTTTTGATGGTGCTTTGAACCCTGAAAATAGTTCACATTGGTTAAAGAAAGATTTTCTTGATAGAGTTGAAGAAGATGGTTTAGACGTTTATGTTCAACACTATACAATATTTGATAATCCATTTTTATCAACAGAGTTTGTTGATAACTTATGTAAAGAATATCAAAACACCGTCTATTATGACCGTCTAATCCTTGGAATGTGGAAAAACGCGGAAGGATTGTGTTATCCTGTTTTTGCAAATAATCCAGGGTTATATATCAAAGACAAAGCTGTTGATGAATATGGTAATAAACTAAATTTTTTAATGATATCAATAGGAATAGACTATGGTGCTACAAAAGGTGAAACTGAATTTAAAGCAACAGGGATCACACATGGTTTTAAAGAAGTATGGACAATAGATGAAGAAAAATTGGTTGGACTTCATAGTCCAGAGCAAATGTATGAAAAATTTGTAGAGTTTTATAAACGTGTAGTCAATGATTATGGAAAAATAACACATTGTTTTGCTGATTATGGTGCATTAGGTCAAGTTATTACTTATGGATTAAATCAATACTTAATGAAAAATGCGGTTCCTTTAAAAGTACAAGATTGTATTAAAGGTCGTATTGTAGATAGAATAGAACTTGATTGTCAATTATTTGGACAAATGAGAAGATTTATTTTAAGAAAGTGTAAATATTTAATAGAAGCATATACACAAGCATTATGGGACGATAAACATGAAGACGAAAGATTAGATGATGGAACAACACCAATTGACGATTTAGACGCTTCTGAATATAGCATGTTCCCATTCTATGATAAACTAGTTAGAAATATAGGAGGTTGAGATAGTGAAGTTAGAAGATTTTTTGCAAAAAACATATAATTACAACCCTGATGTCAAAAATGCAATGCAATCATACATTGAACAATGGAAAAGTTGGTATGAGGGTAATGTAAAAAAATTTCACAATTATTATATATACAATGGTTCAACAAAAAGAAGACAAAAAAGATATACAATGAATATGGCAAAAGAGATTAGTGAAGATTGGTCAGACATTATTTGGTCAGAAAAATGTGCAATCTCAATGCCTGATGAAAAAGCACAAAAAGAATTTGATGATTTAATTGATGATTTAAATTTATATTATATAATCAATCAATCAATTGAAAAGAGTGGTGCTTTAGGAACATGTGCTGATGTAGTAAGTGCTTATGATATTAAACAAGAAGAAGAAACATTTAAACTAGACACAAGTGAAGCTAAAATTAGACTTGATATAGTAGATGTTAATAATATTTATCCGTTAAGTTGGAATAACAAAGAAGTAACTGAATGTGCATTTGGAAGTGTTGAATATATTAATGGACAAAAATGTGTAGTATGTAGTGTTCATAAATTACAAGATAATGGTAATTACATAATTAAAAATCACTTGTTTAAAGATGATAATGGACAATTAACAGAAATAACAGCAGAACAAGGTGATGTATTCAGTGAATATGATACTAAAGGATCAGTTAAGTGGTTTAGTATATTTAAACCATTATTAACAAACAATTTGTTTAGTAATAGTCCTTTTGGTATATCACATTATGCAAATGCAATTGATAATTTAAAAAGTGTTGATATAGCATTTGACACAATACAACATGAAATCAATAATGGTAAAAGAAGAATATTTGTTAGAGCTGATATGTTCAATTATGATGATGGTGAACAAAAATTAGTATTTGATCCAACTGATACTTCTGTATATCAATTACCAGGTGGTGCAACTAAAGACGATTTAATTCAAAGTGAAGCAGAAGAATTTAGAACAGGAACATTAATAAATGCTTTAAATACAGCATTAAATGTATTAGGTTCTAAAGTTGGTTTTGGTGAAAATCATTATCACTTTGACGGAACTAATTTAAGTACAGCAACCGCTGTTGTTAGTTCAAATAGTAAATTATTTAGACGCAAGAAAAAACTAGAGATAGGTTATGAAAGTTCAATTTATGATTTAGTAGAAGCAATTGCTTATGTAAGTTCTAATTTAGGTAAAACTAAAATAGATACAACTGATATGGTAATACAATTTGATGATAGTATTATTGAAGATAAAGAAGCAGAAAGTAATCGTGCTTTAAGGGAAGTAAATGCTGGATTATTAAGTCAAGTTGAATATCGTATGAAAATATTTGGTGAAACAGAAGAAATTGCTAGACAAAAATTAAAAGAAATTAAAGAAGAAGAACAAGAGGACCAGGACCAGGAAGTTGATAATTTAATGCGTGGTGATGAAGAAGAAAAAAACAAAAAACAAGAAAACAAAAAAGAAGAAGAAAAGGAGAATGATGAAAAATGATAACAATGTATAGAAAAGAAGGAGCAACATTTGATAAACAAGAAATAGAATTGAGAGGTCTTTCAACTGATGAAAAACCAACTGAATTAAACAATGAAAATATTTCAAATGGTACAATATTTGTTGAAATAGACACAGGTAAAATCTATATGTATGATTTAGAAAATCGTGAATGGAAGGAGCTGTAGTCTATGGACGTAACAAGTTATTTATTAGGAAAAAAACAAGGTAGTGGAAGTACAGGAGGATTAAACTGGGAAGCGATAGGATACACAGGAACACCTCAAATTTTGAGTTATGGTTATGACTATGCTCAATCCATATATGACGATTGGGAAGAAGAGTTAGAATATATAGGTGATGATTTGAGTCATTATTTTAGTGACAGCTGTGATTTAGTTTTTATGCCTCTTGTAGACACTTCTACGATAACAAACTTTGACAGTGTGTTTTCAGGTTGTGGTTGTTTAATTCACGTTCCACAATTAAATACTTCCAATGGCATTAATTTCGACAATATGTTTTCCCATTGTACTGCATTACATTATGCTCCACAATTAGATTTATCTAAAGGTGCAAGTTTTAAAAGTATGTTTGAGGGCTGTGTTGATTTAGTCGAAGTTCCACAATTAGATATGTCATCTGCTTATGCAATAGACAATATTTTTAAAGGTTGCAGTAATTTAACAATATTAGGAAATCTTGTCAATTTAGGCAAAGCATATGATACTTCAAAACCTGCAAATTATTATGAATACACATTAGATTTAAGTGATACTGGAGTAACAGATAGCGAAGAAATTTTAAATATAGTTAATAGCTTATATGACATTGCTTCAAAAGGCTGTAATACCCAAAGTTTGATATTTCCAATATCAGCGGAAGATTTATCAAGTGAAATAATAACATTAGCATCAAGCAAAGGCTGGACAATATCTTGAAAAGGGAATAAACAAGACGATAAGTCAAACTATGTATATTTAAAAAACAAAGAAGAAAAGAAAGAGAGAGATGAAAAATGACAATAGTAAAAGAATTAAATGAATTAGCTGAAAGAATGACAGGAACAAACCCAAAGGCAACAACTGACGCACAAGCAATGAACTATATAGAACAAAACTACAACGGAGGTGGCTCAGGTGGAGGCAATGCAAATATTGTTAATATTGACCTAGATGACGGATTTTTACAAAGATACTTTATGGACACGTCAAAATATGGACAATTAATTTCTATTACAAATGAAAACGATTTAGCAACAATACAAGAAATGTTGCAATATGCAAATCAATATACAAATACAATATTTAGAATAACTATAAATACTGGTGACGGAAAACAAATGATTTATGGTTTACCAGTGATTTATAATGGTACTTTTGGAGGCATAGACTTTAATGGTTTTATGATTACAAGTGAAAATGTTGCAATGTTCTTTGCACATGCAGAAGTTGGTCAAAATGGTTCAGCAATAAGACCTTATGTAGTAACGCTTGGTGGAAGCGAATAACTAAAAAAACAAACGAGGTGATATAATGCTATCACAAGAAGTAATAGAAGCGTTAAGTGATATATTTGTTAAACGTGCAGAAGAAGTTAATACGTTTACATTAAGAACAATTGCTAAACAATTAAAGAAGATAAAAGACTTTGAAGATTTACGACCAACTGAAATTAATAAGTTGGTCAATCTTCTTAAATATGGTGGAGATTATAACAAAATAGAAAAGCAACTAGCTAAACTCGCTAAAAGAAGTCAAAAAGACATAGAAAAGATATTTGAAGAAACGGCAAAAAAGAACCAATATTTTGCTAAAAAGTATTATGATTATAGAAATATTAAGTTTATACCATTTGACCAAAATGACGCTTTAAAAAGACAAGTAGAGGCAATTGCAGATGTAACAAAAAACACTTATACAAATATTGGTAATACAAGAGCAATTGGTTTTAGTGTGAAGATTGGCAAAAAGAAAAGATTTATACCATTAAAGCAAGTTTATTATAATTGCATTGATAGAAGCATAATATCACTTTCACAAGGTCAAACAACTTTGGGTGAAGAAATAAAAAAAATAGTTAAAGAATTAAGTGATAGTGGATTAAAAGTAGTAGAATTTGAAAGTGGTTATTCAAGAAGATTAGATAGTCAAGTAGCTATGAACTTACAGGACGGTCTTGCACAATTACAACAAGAAATTAATTTAACATTTGGTGAAGAATTTGGTGCTGATGGTGTTGAAATATCGACACACTTTGATCCAGCACCAGACCATGCAGAAGTACAGGGAAGACAATTCACAAATGAAGAATTTTACAAGTTTCAAAATGATGAAGACGCAATTGATGTTAAAGGCAAAAAGTTTCCTAAAGAATTTGAAGGACATGATAGACGTGCAATTGGTCAATATTATTGTAAACACAATGTTTTCCCAATAATTGTAGGAGTTGAAGATCCTGTATATTCTGATGAACAATTAAAAAAAATAATAGATGATAATGAAAAAGGTATTGAATTAGATGGCAAACACTATACAAACTATGAAGCAATACAATTTATTAGAAAGTTAGAAACTGAAATAAGAAAGACAAAAGAAGAACAAATCATGTTTGTAGAAGTTAATGATAATGAAGGCATACAAGAAAGCCAAAAAAGAATTAGATTACTAAACAAAAAATTAAAACGTGTTTATAATCTAATGAATGAACCAATGGACTATTCAGGAACTTATGTTGATGGTTATAAATATGTAAGCACTAGTAATTAGTGCTTTTTTTAATTTTAATAAATTGATGATATAATTTAAGTGAAGAAGAAAGAGGGTACAACTATGATTGACAAAATAATTTCTACAATTGTGACATTTGTTATAAGTGGTATGCTTGGTTATGCTGTAAAAACAATTAAGTCATATAAAGAGAAACTTGAAAGACAAAGACAAGAGCAAAAGCAAAATGAAAGTGTACAAAATCAAGCACTTGTTATGATGTTACAAAATTCATTAACAAATACATATTTTGTCTATGAACAAATTAGTGAAATTCCTGATTATGTTTATAAAAATTGGTTAAACATGTTAAAAGTATATGAAAATTTAGGTGCTGATGATTATATTCATATTTTGGCTGAAAAGATGAAAATTTGGAAAATAGTAAAAACCGATATACTTGCAAAATAGTTAATAAATGTTAAAATACACCATCAAAGGAGGTGTATGTTTATGAGGATTTTTGATTTTGTAGTATTAATATTAGAAGTTTTATTTTATAGTCTATTTATGAAATATAGCAAAAAAGAAGGCAAATTAATTAGATATGTTTTTGTATTTATAATCAGTAGCATATTAGTTGCTTTATTAAGAAATTATTTTCCCGCATATCTTTTATTTATTTTTTCATCATATATTGGTTTGAAGTATATTGTTAGAATTAAACCTAGTTTATATGATGTTTTAGTAATTATTGTAATGTTATTGTTAAATGTAACAATTGAATTACCAATATATTTGATATTTTTTAAATTGTTTCATTTTAACCGTGATATAGTGACAATAATGTTTGAGTTAGTAAAGTTGTTTGTTGTAATGATTGGTAAAAAGTGTTTTGATGAAAACTATTTAAAATTTAAAAATGTATGGGATCATAATGATTTCAATTTAAGATATGGCTTTACAATAATGTTATATCTTTATGTTATAGTAACAATAGCATTAAAAATATTTACAATATTTAAAGGATAGGAGGGATTAAAATGGACGGATATCCAGGAAAATTATTCTTTGGCAAAAAAAGAAAATAATTTAGGTGGTGTTTAATATGTTAGATTTAGACAAACTATCTTATAACGGATATGGAGTATTAATGATATCTTTATTAGTTGCTATTTCTGTTTTATTTAATTTATATCCTTATTCATTAATTGGACTTGTAACATGCACAATACAAATTCCTTGGTATTTAGTAGTACGTGGTGGTTTTAAAGAACCAATACACGCTTTAGGTCTTAATAAATGTTGTGTAGTTACATTAATATTTTTCATATTACTATTTATTTGTAGTAAGGCAATGATACTTATGATAAATGACGGAATTGCTGTAATTTTTACCTTTATCCTAACAGTATTGTGTTGTTTTGCAACAAGTACATTACCAAATGAAAAAGAAGAAAAAGGGAAGCTATTTTTTGGATATAAAAAACATAATGAAAGCAAATATGAAAAATTAATTGAATATATAAAGTTCAATGGTATAGAACCTAAATTGATTGAAGCGGAAAAAAGATTGGCAGAATTAGATACACAAATGTATTTATTCTATAAAAGAAAATTTAGGGAAGATAAAACTTTTCAAGAGATGGTTGATGAATTTGACATAGACAATCCACGAATTGTAGAAATATTAGATAAAGTTTATTTTTACATGATAGGAGCGTTAAAAATATAACGCTTCTTTTTTTTATGAAATGGAAACTTTTGGAAACTTTTGGAAACTTTTTGCAACTAGTCCGTCTAACAACGGATTTTTTTATTTGGTTAAATCTAATTAAGAGGAGGTAATAATAGTGACGTTTAAAACACTCATGATTTATTATCTCCTTTTGTTGTTTTAAGGAGTGATGAATATGTATAACAATCCATATACAAATTACAATCAACAATTAGAAAGAGAAAAACTAGATGGTCAAATAGCAAAATTGCAACAAATGAGGGATCAATTAAATCAACCATTGCAACCAAGTATAAATCAGACTTTTCAATTAGCTAGTTCACCTACAATGGGAATAAAATACGCAAATTCAATTGAAGATGTAAACAAAGAAGTAGTTTATGTTGATACACCATATTTTAGTCATGATTTAAGCGTTGTATGGATTAAAAACGCAAAAGGTAATGTAAAAGCATTTGAACTTACTGAAATAGTCCCAAAAGATGAAAAAGACATGATTATTGAAAACTTACAAATGCAAATAAATGAAATGAGAGAGGAAATTAAAAATGCCAAATCAATTAGTACAAATGTTAATGAAGCAAATTCAAGCGAAGAACCCACAAATGTATCAGTTCCTCGAACAAGCAAGAAAAAATAATGGTAATCCTTTAGAAATGTTTAAACAAGTAACAAGTAAATATAAACCTGAACAATTAGATATTTTATTTGATAGAGCAAAACAAATGGGAATACCAGAAGAATATATTAATCAAGTTAAAAATGGTATTAATGCAAAATAGCATTGATATAAAAAAAATGAATAGAAAGGAGAAATGTTATGAACGGAAGTACAGGAATACAACCAACTATCGAACTTGCTACAACAAATGGCAATGGCTGTTATCCATATCCAGTAATGTATGGAAACGGAAATAACAATGGTGGTTTCTTTGGTGGAGATGGCATTTGGGCTTTAGTTTTACTTGCTTTACTATTTGGAAACAATGGTTGGGGCAATGGCTTTGGTGGTGGATCTAACAACGATTATGCGTGGTTAAGTAATGGACAAAAAGACATTATGACAAACACAAATAATGGTTTTGACACACTACATTTAAGTAACCAAATTGAAGGTGTAAGAGATGGCGTTTATGGAATTTCTAACCAATTGTGTAATAGCACAAGTGACATTGTAAGTGCTGTTAATAATGGTTTTGCAAATGCAGAAGTTTCTGACAACGCACGTCAAATTGCTAACATGCAACAAGCATTTAATAGCCAAATTTCAACATTACAAGGTTTCAACAATTTAGGTTCACGTTTTGATGATTGTTGTTGTGAAAATCGTCTTGGAATTGCTAATTTAACTTCTACAATTCTATCAGAAAATTGTGCTGACAGAGCCGCTTTAAGTGATGGAGTAAGAGATATTATTACTAATCAAACAGCAAATACTCAAAGAATTTTAGACCAATTATGCAATGACAAGATTGACGCTAAAAATGAAAAGATTGCTGACTTACAAAGAGAAATCTTAATGAAAGACTTACAAGCTAGTCAAATACAACAAACAGCAACTTTAAGACTTGGACAAGAAGCAGAAGTTGACGCATTATACAACAGACTAAATAATTGTCCAGTACCAACAACACCTGTTTATGGAAGAACACCAATCTTTACATGCAATAACAACGGTGGTTGTGGTTGCAACAACTATTATGGATCAAACATTATTTAACAGCATAAAGTCTTTATGACAACCCTGATAACAGGAACTTGCTAACAAAAGATAGACAAGTTCTATCTTTTTAATTTATAGAAAGGAATGATAAAAAATGATACAAGCATTACAAATAACACCTGAAATTTTAGTTTCTAATACAGACAATATAAACTTTGACACGATTGATTTAAGAAGTAGAAGTGCAAATTGTTGCGGTTGGCTTCAATATATGAATGGTGGTAGTGACTTTACTATTATTGGTGGAGGAACATTTAAAGTTTCATTTAATGCAAATGTAACTAGTGAAACATCTGGATTAGTAGCATTAGCACTAAAATCAGCAACAGGTACAGATGTTGAAGGAACTGAAATGGTTGCGGAAGTAACAACACTAGGTAATTATATTAATATCTCATTTACCAAATTATTAAAGATTTGTCCAAGAGTAAATACTACAATAGCAATTGGTTCATTACCAGCAACAATAACAGGAACAACTACATTAACTAATACTGACACAGAAATTCCTGTTATAAAAGACGCAAATTTAATAATTGAAAAAATTGCATAATGAATAAAATAGATAATTTATCTTTAGTATTACAAGCATTAAGTTTAGCAATTTTATTTAAAGATTATAATAACTCTGATTTAATGCAAGAACTACAAACACAAGATGAAAAGTATCTTAAAAAAATAATTATGCAAAATGAAGAAATATTGAACCTTTTAAGGAAGGAGGATAACAATGGAAGACAAAGTAATAACTAAAATGGAAGAAAGTATTGACAAGATCCTAAATGAAGGATTAAACACAAATAATTTAGACACTTTAGTTAAATTAAGTAAAGTAAAACATTATGCAAAGGAGGACAAAGAAATGTACGGAAATTATGAAAGTCGTGGACCTGGTTATGATACTTATGGACGTGGTTATGGTGAATATAATGGATATGGTAATTATGGCAATTATGGAAGACGTGGACGTGATATGAGATATAGAGGTGAAGAAGAACTTGATAGAATGTCAGGCGAATATGGTCGATATATGGAAAGTCGCAATAGATATGGTGCAAGTGAAGAAACTGATAAATCTTATCATTACATGGTAAAAGCATTAGAAGACTTTATTAAGGTGTTAGAAGAAGAAGCTAATACACCACAACAAAAACAACAACTTCGTGAAGCATTACAAAATGCCATGAGATAATGTATAAATATTATAATAATAATGCTTTAGGTTTATATGAAAATGATTGCACTATAAGAGCAATTTCAACAGCAACAAATAATAGTTGGGACGACACATATAAACATTTAAGCAATATAGCAAGATTAAATGGTACAATGATGGACGATAAAGACTTTATAATAGACTATTTAGATGATAGATATGAACGTGTTAATGTTGTAGGATCAGTTGGTGAAGTAGCTGGTTCAAGACCTGATAACATTCTATTAATAACTATGAATGGACACATAACATGTTCTAAATATGGTGTAATATATGATAGTTTTGATTGCAGAAATAGAAAAGCAGAATATTGTTGGATAGTAAAATAAAAGAGTAATTTTACTCTTTTTTTATTTTAAAAAGTCTTATGATATAATTAATTTGGTGATATTTATGTTAATTGCTATTGATAGAAACACCATTGATATTTGTAAAAAAGATGATAATGAATATGTTTATCTTTTTGACCGTGAACCACTAGACACACTATTAAAAACAAAGTTGCATTGTATGTATTATAAACATTGTGACTTTGTTGATATTAATTTAACTGATTTTAATATTGATTGTATTAAAAAAACTAAACCAAACGAAGAAAATTGGAATACTCTTGAAAAAGTAGATTATAAATTTGCTATTATAGTACCAAATTGTAATAATGACCATGGTGACTATAAAGGCAAAACTTTTTTAAGAAATTGTATTGAAAGTATCTTAAATCAAACATATAAAAAATTTGAACTAGTAATTGTTGATGATTGTAGTGATGACACTTCTGTTGAAACAATTAAAAGTTATAAAGATAAAAGAATACATCTTATTCAAAACATAAGAAAAAGATATAACGGTGGATCTCGTAATGTTGGCATTGAATATGCTTTAAATAATTTAGAATTTAATTATTTTGCATTTTTAGATAGTGATGATTGGTGGACAAATAATGAAGTTTTAGAAACAATTAATCAGAGATTGTTTAATCATGAAATGGCTTTAATTGGTTTAGAACTGATTGATAGAAATGGTGTATTTATGACAAAATTTCATGAATATAAAAATTATCAAGATTTCTTTTTAAGTGATAACAAAGTATGGTGTACAGCATGGGCAAGAATAATTAGAAAAGACAAGATAGTCTATTTTTGTGAAGATACACTAATGGAGGACCGTGTATGGTCTTATAGACAAGCTGATAATGTTGATTTAGATAAAGTTATTAACATTAAAAAAGTCTGTTACACATGGAATAGAACAAATGTAACAAATAGTGTTAGTCTAGTAAGAAATGGTTATTGGGACGCAAGTGCCTGGTGTCATATAGGTCATCAATTACAATTAATAACGCAATTAAAACATAAAGAAATGATCCCAATACTTGAAAAAAGAGTTAAAGAATGTATAAAAAAATGTAATAGTAATACATTTCAACAATATTAAAAGGAGGAATTGATATGATAAAATGTGAAACTATTGAAAAATTTAATATTGCTAATTTTGGTGCTTTAAAGAACATTAAAAGGGCAGGAGTAGATAAAGAAGGAACTTTATTTATTGGTGATACTTTTGAATGTGATGAAGACATGGCAAAATATCTAACAGGAGAAAATGTATTTAAAAGAGCATTTGTTAAAGTAATTGAAATTGAACCAAAAAAAGTAAAAGACGCTATATTTGAAGAAGTAAAAGAAGATCCAAAAGAAGAAGTCAAAGAAGAACCAAAAAAGAAAACAATTAAAAAGTCAACTAAAAGTAAAAAATAATTGACTTTTGAAATAAAATTAGTATAATTATAAATATAAGGAGGAGTGATATTATGTCAAAAAGTTATGACAATGAAAATGGTGTATGGCGTACTATTGGTGGCCGTAGAGTATTTATACGAAATGGTCAATCATTAGCAGACGCAATGAAAGAAAGTGGCAAGTTTTCAAGAGTTGCAAAAAATCAAGAACTTTATAAAAAAGTAGATGAAGAAAATAAAAAGATTGATGAACTTGTTAAAAAAGAAGAAAAGAAAGACGAGAAAAAAACAATTCACACAACAAGTGGAGATTATACCTTTGAAGAAATGCAAAAAAGAGATAAGGAAGTTAAAGATTTATTTAAAGCCAATTGGAACAATGAAATAAGTGCAAAAGAACTAAATGACAAATTAGATAAAATGCAAGAAGACGGAAGATTAAGTTATGGTGAAAGGTCTTCTTTACAATATGACGCAAGTAGAGAATTTGACAAAGAATTAGAACAAAAATCAAAAGTAGAAGAAAAAAGTAATTGGAGAGATGAAATTAAAAAGAACAATGAACAATTGGAAAAAGATTTAGAAGAATATAAGTCAACTCATAATATGGCTAGAGAAAGTGAAGGATATTATGAATTGTTTAGAGAAAATGAAAGAAAAAATGCAAAAATTAAACAAGAGCAACCTGATGAACCTTACGAATTTGTTGAAGCATATGCTGGTTATAAAGCAAAAAGAGAAAAATTAGAGCCAAGAACAGAAGATGGTGGTTGGAAAGACGCAACATGGACAGGTAAAGAATACACTAATGACGAATTTATGGAAAACCTTGAAGATGAAAATTGGCATACTGAAAGAAGAATGTTATTAGACGCAAATTTAACAAACAAACAAATGGAATTTGTTAAAGACCACACAACATTTCACAATGGTAGTCCTAGTTTAGATAGAGAAATAACAGAAGAATTAATAAAAGGTGCAAAAGGTGAAAAATTTAGAAACCCAGAAGATATAATTTCAACCAGAAAGAGCAACGAGATAGAAAAACTTACAAAAGATTTAGAAACAGCTTCTAAAGGTGGAACAGGTGGAATGACTACTGATTATAGAAGTTTAAAAGAAAGATATAAAAATCTAACTGGAAAAGAATTTGATGATAGCAAAGTTAAAATACCTTATGATCCTAAAAAAGAATACAAAGATAGAGCTGGAAATGTAATTAATCAAGATTTAATGAAAGACCATCTTGCAGGTTTTACAGCTGATGAAGTTAAAAATAGAATTGAAAGTGAAAAATCTTTCTTAATGAACTATAAACCAGAAGATAGAGAAATTAATAATGCTTATATAAAAGAAATGGAAAAATATTATAATGGCATGGAAAAATATAATAGTAGAATAAGTGATGATTTTACTACTAATGATTGGAAAGAAGGATATGGCAACCAATTTGGTGAAGGTTCTTGGAAAGGATCTAAATCAGATAGCGGTTTATATGGCAAGGATAAGTTAAAAGCAATTGATGATGAAATTAAAAAAGCATATCCTGAAATAACTACTAGTAGAAGAACACATCAAGGCGGATATACTGATAGTTTTTCAATAAATGTTATGAGTTCAACAAAACCTTTGGTTAGAGATATTAGTGATTTTAGTGATAGTGAAATTAATAGATTATATAATAAAGGTTATAACAGCAATTATTATAAAGACGTTAATGAATTTAAAAAATCTTTAGAACAAGATTTAAAAAGAGGTAATTTTGAAATTAATAAATATAATATTGATGATGATTACAGATTAACACCATTTGGTAAACAACTATTTAAAGACATTAACAAAGTATCTAATGCTTATAACTATGATGAAAGTGCAAGTCAAGTTGATTATTATAATACAGGGCATTATATAAATATGGCTATTGGTAAATATGATAAACCATTTGAACTAAAACAAGAAAGTAAAATCAACAGCTCATTAAGAAACAAAGGTTATCAAAAATACATTAAAGAACACCCAGGATCAAAAATGACTTTAGAAGATTATTTAAAGAAACAAAAATAATTTACATTTAAGTAAAAATATGATATATTAAATACATAGAAAGGTTTTAAGTTTACGACAATTTGTCTTAATACCTTTTTATGTAGTTGAAAATCTTCTATTGAATTGTTCATATTCAATGGGTGTTACCTTTATAGGTAACATTAGGACAGGTATTATAGAACGCTTCGAAGTTGTAGAAGAGCATGAGTGTTTGGAAGTGGCTTGATGTTTGAACTTCTACCATACATCAGCAATATCTGTTCTAATGGTACTTATAAGAGTACCAAGTAGTTCGATAACTACAGGTATCGAAAGATATTCAACGCTAGTGGCTGTCAACGCTAGCAAAATGGTAAAAGTGTAGAAGTGAATTGTTAGTCTATGATGTATAGTATCCTATGGGACTATACACTTGGATTAACCCCGTTAGTAGGCACAATGCCTCTAGGTTTTTATGAGTTGTACCTGAATATGCTTATTCTCCTGTATGGAAATATGATTTCAAAACAATTCTTTATTATACTCGTATGCTACTTCTTTTTTGTAAGTAGCATAGAGTAAAGTTTTAAAAATATTTTAAAAGAAAGAAGGTAAACTCTACCTTTATAATTAAAACTCCTAACTTTACTCTATGGTGCCTACAAAAAAAAAGAAAATGAGAGTTTTATCTCAATAAAATACCGATTGTGCAATATATTTGATGTTTCTTTTTATGTATCAACTCCAATCAATAAGCACCTGACCAGTAAAACTGGTCTTTTTATTTTGCCTTTTTGACAATTGAATTGATCCTAAATTATAATTTAGATAGAGTTTAATGAAAACTCATGCGTCTTTAACAACGATATGTTAAAAACACGTTTTAATCACACGTCTTCGTGGGACGTAAAAATAACGATAGGAGGAAAAACGTAATGCGTGAATTTTTAAAAGGTTTGGAATTAGACGAAGAAACAATTGATACTATTATGGCTGAACATGGCAAACATCTAACTAGACTAAAAGAACAAGTTGATGATTACAAAGAAAAAATTTCTGATTTTGATAATCAGATAAAAGAACTAAATAGTTCAATTGCAACTAAAGATAAAGACCTTGAAAGTTTACAAAACATGGCAGACGAAAATAAAAGCCTTAAAACTCAGTTGCAAATGAGTGGTAGTAATGTACGAAAGGAATTTAGTAAGTTTGTCCAAAATGAAATCATGTCACAAGTTGATGATGACCATGATTTTGAAAGTGTACTAAATGAGTACAAAAAGGAAAACCCACAATATTTTAGTGATCCTGTAACTCATAAAGTACAAACATCACCAAATTTAAATGGTGGAGGTGCAACAGCACCACAAACAACAAATAGCATTATGAACGATTTGTTACGTAGTGCAAGTAATGAATAGAAAGAAGGAATTAAATTTATGGCAGGAATTACTAAATCTGATGTTGAAGCACTAATTGAGCCACAAGTTGCTAAAGAGATTTTTGATAGTGTTACAACTGAAAGTAAAGCATTGTCAATGTTCAGACGTTTACCAAATATGACAAGTGATAAAACTAAATTAAGAGTATTAGATAGTTTACCAGTTGCATACTTTGTAGATGAAAGTACAAACAATGGACGTAAAAATATTACAAAACAAGCATGGGCAAATAAGTATATTAACGCAGCTGAATTAGCCGTTATTATCCCAATTAAAGAAAACTTATTAAATGATACAGATGTTGACTTATGGGCTGAAATTAAACCAAGAGTTGTTGAAGCATTTGCTAAAAAGATTGATGACGCTGTATTCTTTGGAACTGATAAGCCAACTGATTGGATTAATGGTTTAGTGCCAACAATTACAAGTGTTGGGGCAGAAGTAACTGAAACAGGAAACGGTTTATATAGTGACATCAATGATGTTATGACTAAAGTTGAAGAAAGTGGTTATAATGTAAATGGAATTTTAGGTGGTGTAGGTCTAAAAGGTAAATTCAGAATGATGACAGACACAACTGGACAACCATTAAATACAACTGAAATTGGATCATTAAAAAGATATTTCATGGATAATGGTGTATGGGACAAAACTAAATCAATATTAATTGCTGGTGACTTTAAACAAGCAGTATATTCAATTAGACAAGATGTTTCATATAAAGTATTAACAGAAGCTGTTATTCAAGATCCATCAGACGGTTCAATCCTATACAATCTTGCACAAGAAGACATGGTTGCTTTACGTGTAGTTATGCGTTTAGGTTGGCAAATACCTAACCCAGTTAATGCACTTAATGGAACATCAGCACGTTTCCCATTTGCAAGTTTAAAACCAGAAAATACAGCTAGTTTATAGTAAAAGGAGGGCATTATGGAATTTGAAGGACAATACTTAACTTATAATGAATATCAAGAGTTAGGAGGCACCCTTGACCAAATGCCTTTTAATTTACTTGAATATAATGCAAGAAAAGAATTAGATTTAAATACTAGATTAAGACTAGTAAGTGAAACTGATATACCACAAGAAGTAAAAATGTGTATTTTTGAATTAATATCTACTTTAACAAAATATATTCAAGACCAAGGTTTTAATGTTAATTATACAAGTGAAACAATTGACGGATATTCAAAAAGTTTTGCAACCGCTGGACAAATTGCTGATATAGTAAGAGCAAAACATGTTGAATTAGATGATATTATAATAAGAGATTTATATGGTGTAATTGTAAACAATGAGCATTTAATTTATAGAGGTTAGCATGATAACAAATAGTGAATTAACTTTATATCACAAAAGTCTTGATCCAATAACAAGAACTGAAACATGGACAAGATATAATTATAGTAAGATTTGGTGGTTTGGTGGAAAAGGTGCTAGTACCAATAAAGGTTATGACAATGCGAATGACGTGCAAATAAGAATACCATATAATCAAAATGAAATTGATATAAACAATATTGCAATAGGTGATATTGTAATTCAAGGAAATCTTAATTTAAATATTAATAAACAACAAGATTTAAAAAATTATCAAGTTTATAATATAACATCTATCAAAAATAATACTTTTGGATCAGAACCACATGTTCATTTATCAGGCAAATAATGAGTGTTTATATAAAACCAACTAGTGAAATTGAAACAAGATTGCAAATTGAACCTGGTGGTGTCTTTCATAAAAGATTTGCTAATATGTGTATGAAACACATGGATAGATTTGTACCAATGGAAGTTGTTGGTAAAAATAGAGGTGCTTTAAGAAGGTCAGCACATGTTGAACAAAATGGTGAAGACATTGATGTTGTTTATAATACACCATACGCACATTACATGTATGAAGGCAAGTTATGGGTTGATCCTGTAACTGGTAGTTCATGGGCTAGAAAAGATACTAAAAAAGTACCTACTGGAATTGATTTAAAATATCATACACCAGGAACAGGACATCATTGGGACAAAAGAATGGTAAGTTCCGATATGAAAGATATAGAAAGAACATTAGAAAGACAAATGGAGTGGGTTAATAATAATGAGTAATGTAATAGATACAAGAATAGACGCTTTAAGAACTTATTTATTAAATGTAATTGATGAAATGATAAATGACACTAATTATCAAATTAATGCAGATATGTTATCAATTAATGTTGGTGATTATTCTATTGATAGAATACCAAGCCAACCAATAATAAATAAGTGGATAATAGGAACAACAAAAAGACGTGACTTATATTCATTCAGAAGTAGAAGATCCTATTCACAAGATACAATTAACAATTTAGAAAACATAGGTTTTTTTGAGGAATTTGAAAGTAAGATATTAAATAAAAACTTAAATGGTGAATTACCAAACATAGATGGTATAGAAAGTATTGAATGTTTAAATACAGGTACTTTAAATAATGCAAATACAAATACAGCTGAATTTGATATTCAAATACAAATAACATATAGAAAAGAGGTATAATATGGACAAAGTAATAGCAAGTAAAGATTTTGTCTTGAATGATAGAGAGTATTTACAAGATGAAGTTGTTGAAGTAAAGACTTATAAAGAAGTTGTTAAATTAAATGAACATGGTCTAATTAAACCTCTAACATATAAAGAATTAGTAATAATAAAAAGAGAATTAGAAAATAAGGAGGTAAAAGATGAACTCTAAAGATATTAATTATACACCAGATGATATTGAAGAAATCATCACTAAACAATTTGTTAGATTTATTGATACAACACCAAGTTCAACAAACCCAACATGGGCTGTTGTTGGTGTAGGTGTTGAAGATGACAATGCAAATATATCTTATAACCCAGAAGTTGATAGAATTAAATGGATTATAGATAAAAATGCAAGAACTCAACATAGAAGCAATGACAAACAAATGGGTGTTACACAAAGTTCTTATAAAAATGATCCTTGCTTTGAATTTGTAGAACAAGCACGTGATACAATTGGAACTAAAACACATGTACTTGAAATTGATACATGGAATGAAGTTTCAACTGGTAATTATGCAGCTAAAATGAGTGACGCAACAATTGTTATTGATGAATATTCAGGAAATCAAATCAATTGGAACTTATATTTTGATGGTGATCCTGTTGATGGTAAAGCAACCATTTCAAATGGAACTCCAACATTTACAGAAACAGCTAGTATATAAGAACCTTTAAAGGTGGAGGGTAAAACCTCACCTTTTTTAATTAGAAAGAGAGATGTGAATTAATATGACAGAAAATATTATTCAAATAAAAGATGACAAAGTAAGAAGATTAAAAATAGTTGACCAAAATGGAAAAGCAACAGGTGATTATTTAGAATTTCAAATGGACGATATTGAATTGCCTTTAAGATATCAAGAAATACAAGAAAAAATAAAGAAAAATTTTCAATGGTTAAGAAATCAAAAATTGATAATAGATAAAAGACAAGATGTTAAAGGCAAAAAGTTAATGAGTAAAAATGAAGAAGATAAAATTAGAGCATTAAATGAATATTATAGAAAGCAAGAAGAAGCATACAATATGTTTTTGGGTGAAAATGGTGTAAAAAAATTGTTGGCTGGTAGAAATATGAGTTGGGAAACTTTTGATGAAATAGATGAAATAATAGAGCAACAAATTTTACCATATATTAATCAAGACACAGAAGATATTGTAAATAGAATAGTATCAAAGTATGGAATAGATAATGATAAGAATGTGATAAAATAATGTATCCTGAATATGCAGAAGTAAATGGCAAAAAATTCAAAATAAATACTGATTTTAGATATGCGTTAAAGTGTAATGAAATAGCAGAAGATAATACAATAGGTGACTTTGAAAGAGCATTAGCGGTTATATATACATTATTTGGTGAAGTTGGTTTAAAGGATCCGAATAATTATGACGAATTGCTTAAAGTTGCTATAAAGTTTCTAAAATGTGGAGAAGAAACTGAAGTTAAAAGTGATGAAAATAAAAAATCAGACATTGATTTTATACAGGATCAAAAATATATTCAATCAAGTTTTAAATACGATTATAATTATGATCCGTATAAAATGGATTATTTACATTGGTATGAATTTTACAATGATTTAAATAACTTATCATATAGCGAATTTGGTGCATGTTGTATATTAAATAGAATACGACAAATTAGAAATATAGATACTAGTAAGATTAAAGATTTAAATGAGAAAAAAAGAATACAAGAAATGCAAAAAAGTGTTGCAATTAAGAAAAACAAAAAAATTGCAACAAATAATCAAAAAGAAAGTGCAAGAAAATTTTATGAAGAATTTCTTAAAAAATAGAAAAGAGGTGGCATATGGATAGTGATGGCGTAGTAAGAATTGCAACTAAACTTGTAACTAAAGGTTTTGAAGATGGTGCAAAGAAACTAAAAAAAGAAGCATTTAATGTAGATAAAGAAGTATCAACAATATTAAGTAAAAGCACAAAAGCTAGTAAAAACTTAGGCAACGCACTTGGTGGTGTTACAAAAAAAGCAACTGGTTTGGGAAGTGCATTGTTTGATATTGTTGCTGTTGGTGGATTACTAGGTGCAGCTGGTTTAGGTGTATTTATTTTAAGTAAAGCACTAGACAAAGCAAACGGAAAAACAGAACAATTAAAAACAAACTTATCTTATATAGGTTTTGTTGCAAGTAAAATATTTGAAAACTTGTTACAACCAGCCATAGATAAAACAACAGGTGCTGTTAATGGTTTAGTTGGAGCATTATATAAAGCAGTGGTTTATATAGGTTATATTTTAAGCAAATGGACAGGCAAAGATTTATTTGCTGGAACAAGTGTACAAGATTATGCAAAAAGCATGGAAAGTGCTAATAAAAGTGCAAAAGGAACAGCAAAAGCTACTAAACAAATTAAAAAAGATTTAATGGTTTTTGATGAAGTTAATAAATTATCAGAAAATACAACAAGTTCAAGTGGTGGAGGTGTTGGGGGCGTTGGTGGTGTTAGTACACCAAACTTA